AATATCCTATATAGACCAGTGACAAGAAAGAATGGTGATATGTATGAGATAGAACCCTATACACTAAAGGATAGAACGGACATCATCAGGAAGTGGGGTATGGATATCCACTTTGGTACGCTGTTTTTTTTTTTACTTTTATCAACGGACTTAGTGAGTTCTATCCCGAACTTTTTGAAGGAGGTGGAGCACCTTCCCAACATCAAGCAAACTTTGCTAAAAAGTGGTCAGCTTACTCGTCGATTGTTGAACTTGCCGGAGGAGACATCACGAAGTTCACGGAAGTAACTGCGTATCCCTTAGAGATGTGCCTACTTTATCTTTCGTATAAATCAGATAAGACGGTATTAGAGAACTTAGTGCATAGAGAGAATATGAAAAAGAATGGATAACTAATTATATTTCGTGAAAGGGTTGTTATTAAGATATGGGAAAATGGAGTAACTCACGCAATGGCAATTTAAGATATTCTGTTAATAGAGAAAATAACTCTGGTGTGTACTTCGGTCCAACACTAGGATTGAGTTCTCCTAAGAATAGTAGAAGGGCATGTCTTTGTATTGAAGAAGACACATATAGAGTAGATTGCTGTAAAGGACATCTGATAGAACAAGGTATTGGTAACATCACCGGAGAAGCAATTGCATTGGGTGGTTTTAGTAGTGGTTACTCAGATGGTTTTCAAATCCTATCATAACAACGAAATAAAAAGAATATGTCAGAATTAAGTAAAGTGGCCTTACAGGTCGATAGCAATGCTAGTTTTCCTAATAACAATAATGGATATATAACTCCTGCGATATTAAGGTCATACAATACAAACGTAATTGATTCGACTGTGAATCAAATCCAATATACTGCAGATAGTGGTAGTTGGAATTCGAAGATAGGAATACTAAACGCACAGACCGGAAGTTATATAACGACTGGTTCGAACACATATATAGGAAACCAAATCATAACGGGTAGTATAACTGCAACAGTTTCTGTTACAACTGCATACTTCTATGGTGATGGTAGTAACATTACAAATGTAAACCAATCTCCTATCCTAAGCCTAAACGCTTATACCGCATCACAAGATACTAAGAATGCAACTCTTGCAACATATACGGGTAGTAATGATACAAAATTCTCTACATTAAGTAGTACTACAGCATCATTCAGTTCTTCAATAGGACAATTAAACTCATTCACATCTTCTCAGGCAACTAAGAATACAACATTAGGATTTTCAACATCATCCCTAAATGCATATAGTGCAAGTAATGATACGAAGTGGAGTACACTAAGTCCAGTAACTGCATCTTTTAGTTCATCACTAGGACACTTAAACCAATTCACATACTCACAATATATAAGAGATTATAATTTGGGTGTATGGACTGGTAGTCAAGATACAAAGAATGTAACACTTGCAACATATACTGGTAGTAATGATACAAAGTGGACAACACTAGCAATATATACTGCATCATTCAGTGCATCTGATGCTGATTTTAATGCATATACTGCTTCACAAAATACAAAGAATGCAACATTAGGAACATATACAGGTAGTATCGATACTAAGTTTTCTACATTAGGTACATACACCCAATCAGTAGATACAAAGTTTACAACCCTTTCATTTTCAACCTCATCTCTAAACGCGTATACCGCATCTCTTATCACTGCATTTACTGCAAGTGGTACATCTATAACGGTCAATGGGACAACTACTCTTAAATCGAATCTATATGTGACTGGTGGGGTATATCAAAACGTTGTGTCACAAAGTATTGTTTCATCAACTGCATCTTTAGACCTTTCACAAGGAACATACTTTAACTTAACTCTAGCAGATAATACAACAACACATATTAGACCTACTAACTTAGCAGCGGGTGTAAGTGCAACTTTAGTTATTACCACCGGTACTAACTCAACCGCATCTCTTGCACCTATCTTATTACAACCACTTGGTAATGCATACAATGCTACCTCTGGTAGTGGTAAAATAGATGTACTTTCATTAACATCAACGAATACATCTAATATGTTTGTAGTATCAGCTAAAAATATGATATAATGGGATTACAACACAACTTCGGATTTAATCAACTCAGTGCTATATTCGTTGACTACTTAATTGTAGGAGGCGGAGGTAGTGGCGGTGCTGGTAATAATTATTCAATAAGTGGTGGTGGCGGAGGTGGAGGAAGTTATATACAAGGTAGCACAACCCTATATAGAGGAACACAATATCCAATAGTAGTAGGAGCGGGTGGACCTGGCAGTGCCGCAAATAACCCTGGTCAAAATGGTTCTGGTTCTTCATTCATTGGTATAACAGCTATTGGTGGAGGAGGTGGAGCAGTTAATGGTATAGGTGGTAATGGTGGTTCGGGTGGAGGTAACTCAAGTAATACTCCTCTTCCAAGTGGAACGGGTATAGTAGGACAAGGTAATGATGGTGGCGGAGGAATAAGTGGTGGAGATAATAGAAGAGGTGGTGCCGGTGGAGGTGGAGCATCACAAACAGGAAGTAGTATAGAATATAATTATACTTCATCAGAAGTAATAACACCAGGTAATGGTGGTAGTGGTTCGTTCTGGTATGATGGTATAGGTAGAGCAGGTGGAGGTGGAGGAAGTCAAGCAGTAGTAGATTCAGGTCCTACTGCATTTTCTGGAAGTGCAAGTTGTGGTGGTGGTAATGGTGGAGGTTCAGTTGCATACGGAACAAGTGCCAATGGAGGTGCTAGTGGTACAGCAAACACCGGTGGAGGTGGAGGTGGCAATAATAGTGGTGGAGGAACTACTGGCGGTAGTGGTGTAGTAGTAATTCGTTACGAAGGGCCACAACAAGCTACAGGTGGAATAGTTTCAACATCAGGTAGTTATACATTCCATACCTTCAATAGTGATGGTGTATTCGAAAAGACTTAAAAATTATAAACAAAAAATAACTATTTTATTAAACACATATGTTATTATAGCATATACAAACTCGAAAGATATGAATTCAAAAACAGTATTAAGTAAAATAATGAGTATCCTTAACTTACAAGAAGAGGCAACATTTACTTACGCAAAATTAAAAGACGGTACAATCGTTGAATCAAAAACATTTGATGTAGGTGAAGGTATCGAAGTGGTTGCGGAAGATGGAACTAAATCTCCAGCACCAGATGGTACTCACGAACTTGCTCTAAAAGATTCTGAAGGAGTTGAAACTCTTATCAAAGTAATCTCTAAAGACGGTGTAATCGTAGAAAGAGAAAACGTAGAATTAGCAGAAGTACCAGTAGAAAAGATTCCTCAATCAGGCAACGAAGATAAAGAAAACGTAATGCCAGATTCTGAAGGACAAGTAAAAGATGGAACACAAGGTTCAGTTAAAGCAGCAGAAGAGACTGTAACTGAAGAACCAATTCCACAAGATGAAACTCCAATCGGAGAAGGTGCAGAGGAAGAAATGACTTACACTAAATTAGCATATAGAATTGCAGAAATGGAAAAGAAAATAGCTAAGATGGAAGAAACAATGGTCCCTCCAGTAGATGAAGAAGTAGTTGAAGAAGAAGAAGGTATCGAAATGAAAAAAGAAGAAGAAGAAGAGTTACCAAAATTAGATGGTGCTCCAACTGATTCAGCTCAAAAGTTCTCATCACAAACTAACAATAAAAACTTTGGTAAGAATAAATCAGATTTTCAATCTACATTCTTATCTAAACTTTATAAATAAAATTATTTAATTTCAAAAAGAAAAAAACAATGAACAAAATTCAAAAATTCGCAAACCCAACTATCTCTGGCGGAACATACGCAGGAGAGGCAGCATCGGGATACATCGCAGCAGCGTTGTTAAGTGCAAACACATTGGATAAGAAATTGGTTACTATCATGCCAAACGTGAAGTACAAATCAGTTATCCAGAAAATCGCAGTTGCTAACTTAGTTAACGCAGCATCTTGTGATTTCGTAACAAACTCAGGTTCAGTAACAATCTCTGAACAAGTCCTAACTCCAGCAGAGTTACAAGTAAACGTACAATTATGTAAGCAAGATTTCTTAAACTCATGGGAAGCCTTAAACTTAGGTTTTTCTGCGTTTGATGAGATTCCAAAATCATTCAATGATTACTTAGTATCTTACATTGGTGGTAAAGTTGCAGAAGCAACAGAAACAAACATCTGGCAAGGTTTAGCATCAACTGGAACTTTCAATGGTTTTGAAAACTTATTCTCTGCATCAGTTGCAGCAGGTGGAGTTTTACCAGCAAGAGTATCAGGTGGTTCTTCAGCTATCATCTCAGGTTCAGTTACCTCAGCAAACATTATCGCTAAATTCGATTCTATCGTACAAACAATTCCAACAACAGTTTATGGTAAACAAGATTTAGTTTTATATGTTGGTACAAACGTAGCAAGAGCATGGCAACAAGCAACTTCTGGTGTATCAACTACAGCAGGTACAACAGTTACTGGTGTTGCAGCAAGTGGTTACCAAAACCAATTTGTTATCGGAGAAAAACCTTACAACTACAATGGTATAGACGTTGTTCTTTGTCCAGGTATGAGTGATAACAAAATTGTAGCAGCACAAAAATCAAACTTGTTCTTCGGGACCGGGTTGTTAGCAGATTACAATCAAGTAAAAGTAATCGATATGGCAGACATCGACGGTTCTCAGAACTATCGTATCATCATGAGATTTACTTCAGGTGTTCAGTTCGGTATCGGTTCTGATATTGTATACTACGGAGCATACTAATAAAATATAACAAGGGTGGGGAGTATCTTAAAACAGAAACTCACCCTTTTTAATAACTTAAAATAAAAAACAACAGCTATGGCACTAACAGGATTAAATTGTCAAGTATCAAAAGGTAGAAATGAGGTTTGTAAAGAATCGGTAGGTGGACTTGCAGGAGTTTATTTTAT